TGGTTCGTGCAGAAATGCTGAAAAGTCCTCTAACCCTAATGTCTCATTTAGATATGAATAAGCTGTAGCGTGAATAGTTTCTTGAGAACCGAACATCATAGCCATCTGTTTGATTTCATGTTTCGGAAACCAATCAGTAACCATGTTAGTCCAATAATCAGAAACTGCACATTCGGTTTGAGCAAATCCAAGTAAGATGTTACCAACTAAGTTTTTTTCAGCAGGTGTTAATCGTTCATTCCAATCTTTAACATCACCCTGCATTGGGATTTCAGTATGTAACCAAAATGCTTGGGCCTGTTTCAACCAACCTTCTGTATAGTAGATTGGATATTCGAATGGTTTAAACGGAATTCTTTCTTGGAATAATTTACTCATGATATAACCTATGTTTTTATTTGTTTTCGTCTACTGATGCTTTTCTGTAATCTGTTACAAGTTTCTTAATTTCACCAATTGCTTTTCTAGCTCTTGATTTTGCTGCTTTTGATGAACCATTGTGTTCATCTTCGAATTGAACGAATAAATCTTTAATCTGTTCAAATAGTTCTTGTGAATTTGCCATAAAATATTTCCTTTTAATTGTTTTTGAAGTGACCAAACTTATGGTCGTGTTTATAATTATTGTATATATTGAAAAACGAAAAACTTTTTTCGTTATTTTTTTTAATTTCTATTTTGTTACATAGTTGTTATTTCTCAACTCACTATGTGTAATAATTTTTTGATATCATATCTTCGGTTTTAACAGTCTTTCGTATCTTGAAACTATCCACCCCAAGTCATCATGTATAAAATTTCTTTTTTTCTTTTTATACTCATATGCAAATACACTCCATGTTGATACTGGATATGCAATGAGAAATTTAGTATTAGATAATCCAAATAAATCAACTACATTATCAAGATGCATTTCTTTACTATTTTTTATATTTGTTAAATCTAATTCTTTTTTTAAATCATCCTTTGTTATCAAAACATCTTTGTATTTATCTAATATATTTTTCATATATTTTTTTGGTACATCATAAGATAAATAAAACTTTTGATTTGGATTTAATTCTAAAATAGAATCAAACAATTTAAAATACTCTTCATCTGAATGGTACTTGAATATTGAATGTTCTATAGCTCCTTGTTCTTTTCTAAAGTTTATATATTCTGAGTATTCATCCTTTTCATATAACTCCTTTGGAATCTTAACTCCTCTACTTCTTCTTATATGAACTCCAACTAAATCAGAAGTAATTTTTTCAACAATTTTTTGATTACTTTCATTTTTTAGTTTTACAGAACTCAATGGTCTATTTTCTAAAAACATAGTTTCTTCATTGTGTTCAGGATGTCCATAAAAATCTTTTGCATAAAAACAACCTAAATCAGTATATGGATATTTTGATATATAATTTTTTGTTGAATCTAACTTTGATTTTTTTGTAAATATATCTCCTAATGTTTTCCAATCTGTAATTGAAATATCACTCAAGTTATTAAAATATTTAACTTCATCTTTTTTTGATATTACCGATGTATTTGGAAGTGTTATCAACTCCTCTAATTCAGGCCATTGAGATTCTTCTACTGATATAGTAAATTCATCATTATGAAATTTACTATTAATATGATTAGCAATTTCCCAATGAAAAATTCTATTACAAAGTCCTGTATCATATAATACATTTATCTCTGTATAATCTCTCTGCCAAGGGTCTTTCCACTTTAATACTCCCATACTATCCCATATTCTCTACATACTTTTTATGTAAGAGTTTTTTAGTTTCTAATTGTCCACTTGCAGATTGTTTTGTTGCAATTACACCATCTGGTGAATTACCATCATAAACTTCAATGTAACCTGTGTTGGTATTCATCTTACATGGGAATGTGATTCCATCTGGTCCGAATCTGTTTTTCATAATATGAGCTCGAGCAGTATCATTCAATTTATCTTTTGATTTTCTACTCCAACTCATAATGAAATCCGCATTCATTACTTTGGCATAAGAATCTGCAATCTTATCTGCCTCGATAACTTCGGAATCAATTGCTGAACGGTTGGTCTGAGATGCAGTCCAAATTGGAATTTCCAATTCACCACTCATTCCACGAAGGTCAATATATACTCCTCCTTGCTCCGCATAAGTAGAGTCTGACTTATTAGAGTGAGAGAGGAGAAGGTCGGCATAATCAACAATGATAACATCGGGTTTGTTATCTAACGTAACCATTTTCTCTATATGTTGCTGTAACTTTTTTACTGTAACACCCTTTGGAGGGAAGTACTTAATAAGTAGTTTCCCCTTCAAGTTCGAGATTTTGCCTTTTACCTCTTCTTTTTTGTCCTTCAAATCTGTGGAAGGAATTTGTGTAAACACAGTATCATATCTCGCACCAACGTAGTGCTCTGATAATTCCATTGTGTAATGTACTACACTCAAACCTCTCCGAACAGCTTCTGCACCGATAGCGGTGAGAATCCATGTTTTTCCAACACCTGATGGTGCAACAACTACTCCTAATTCACCTGGTCCTAATCCACCATCCATTAAATCATTTATAGGATTCCATTTAGTTGGAACAGTTGTTCTATTTAGTTCTTCAGTCCTTTCATCGAAATCTTCGATATAATCCATACCTAAGTTGGTTTCATTACCAACCTTCATAGCTGAATCAACTAAATCTTTGATTCTATCATAAGAACCAGCTTGTAATAAATCTACTGATTGTAGTATTACGTTTTTTAAATTTTGATTAATACAAAAACTTTTAAACTCATCCTTAATATAATCTAAATCTACATTACCAACTTGAGTAAAAACGTGTCGTAGTTGTTCTACAACAGTTTTCTTTAAAACTTCGTTATCTACTTTTGATAATTGTGATTTGAATACATCGAGTGTAGGAGGTTTTTTATAATCTAAATGATATTGTAGTATCTCAGAAATAATCCATTTGTTAGCATCGTTCTCAAAGAACTTAGCAGTAGTTATTTCACTAATCGTATCTAAGAATTTCCCATCTGTAAGTAGAGCCGAAACTACTTTTGATTGGAACGATTGGCCATATTTTGATAATGTATCTATTTGTTCTTGCATTGACTCTTTTTAAAACTTATACAAATATACGAAATTTATTTTTAATATCCAAATTATTTTATGATTAAATTTCCAAAAGTGGTTTTTAACCAATCATTGATATCTCCAAAGTTTCCGATAACTTTGTATTTTAACAGAATTTTCATGAAATTCATTTTATTTAAGGGTTCGATAGGTTCGTTAAATCTATCTAAAGTTTTCATTTTTATATTACCACTAATATCAACATCATCAAGTTGCATTAGTTCCCTATTTAGTAATATTTGTCTTTTTGATTTAAGTATATCTTTGTAAATCTTTATTTTACCTTTTGTTTCAGTTTCCTTTTCTTCACATAATTTTAGTAAATCATCTACTGATAATTTAACATCTTCTGTAATTTCAGGAAATCTTTTTACTACGGTCTTAATACCACATCCATATACTCCAGGAATATTATCTGATTTATCCCCATCCAATACTCTATATAGTAAAAGGTTTTTGGATTCAATTCCATACTCTTCCTTTACCATTGTTTTATTGTACATTTTCTTTTTGGTGGGTGACCAGACGATGGTTGTATCATCAACCAATTGAAGGAAATCCTTATCAGTTGACATAATCACCGCCTGTTCATCTTCCTTGAGAAGTTTGGTGGATATATAAGCCATGATATCATCGGCTTCAACACCATCATATATCATAGTTGTAAGAGGTAATCCATCTAACATTTCATTTAACCAAACGAATTGTCTTTTCATGGATTCTCTTTCATCCTCATCATTCATCATACCTGCATAGGCACGATTTACTCTGAGTTTGTTAGAATCTCTTTGAGCTTTATATCCACTAAATTTCTTCTTTCTTTGGGTAGAACCACCCTTACCATCGAACACTACAACAACACGAGTCGGTTGAGTTTGTCTAATTGCATATCCAATTGATTTGAGAACACCAGTTACACCACCAACATGGTCACCATCTTCATTCATTGTAGGAATGGATGACCAACATCTGATAAATGTATTTAATCCATCAATAATTAATACACGAGAATTCTTGTGTCTATTGATATTTTGTTCTCTATCGGTTTCAACCGAATCTAAAATGTTTTTGTATAGTTCTTTCATTATAAAACTTCTTTAGTATTAAAGTATTTTTCAAGTGCTCCTAATCTATCATCTGCATCTACTAACATAACGAGAGCTTCCTCTGCGTTTTTGTAGAAATCTTCAGTAGAGTGGTCACCGATTCCAACTGCTTTATTACCAAGAAGTTCTAAAGAAAGTAGAGCTTTGGCCTTATCAGCCTCAGCACTACTTTTCAACATCGTAAATAATTTTTTGTCCATAACTATTCATTTACACCAGCACCACGAGTATCTATTTCCATATTATCGATATCTAAAGTATCAGATTTATATTGTAAGATTGTTTCTTCACATATCTTTTTGTAAATCTGTTCTCTAAGTTCAGTATTCTCATCCATCAAAGGAATAAAATCTTTTGATTGGAATTTAAATTCTTCACCTGTTTCAGTATCAACATATGAATACCATGCACCAGCTTGTTTTACTAATTTGTTTTCTTTCATAACTCCGAGCCATGACCCGTAGTTATCAATCCCTCTGTCAAAGTAGATTTCAAAATCAGCCGCTCTTAGAGGTGGGCCCATTCTGTTTTTTACAACTTGACAACGTACTTTCATACCAACTGTTTTGTCCTTACCATTTACCTTCATCTTGATTTGTCCCATATTCTTTAACCTCAATCTTACAGATGCGTGAAAAGCAAGAGCTTTACCACCACTTGTAGTCCAAGGGTCTCCGAACATAGCATTCATCTTTTGTCTAAGTTGGTTAGTGAATACCAATGAGATTTTCTGTCTACCAATCATATTGGTAATCTTTCTCATCGCCTTCGAGATAATAATAGCTTTATCAGTAGCGTATCCATCTTTCTTGTAATCTGCCGCTAATTCATTAGTTGTAGAAGCAGCCGCAACTGAATCTACTACTATTGTTACTATTTTATCTTTGGAAGTTTCTCTAACTTTCTCAATGATAGTTTCTGTGAAATCAAAGATTTGTTCAACCGAATCAGCCGTTACATAAAGAAGTTTAGAAACGTCAACACCGATTGCTTCTAAAAATTCTCTACTTACTGCAGTTTCTGTATCAATAAGAACAGCAACACCACCTTGTTTCTGTGTTTCCGCAAGGAGGTGTGCTGATACTAATGATTTTCCTGATTGTTCTAATCCTGTGATTTCAGTTATTCTACCAACGGGTAAACCACCATAAGGACGATTTGAAACAGCCACATCCAACATTGCACATCCTGTCGATATCCAACCATCTACGTTTGTAGGTGCTTCATCATCGTTAAGAAAAAATGCTACTTTGGAATCTTTCGATTGTTTGTTAAGTTCACCCGCTAGAATATCAGCCAGGTCGAGCTCTTTTACTGCCTTCTTTTTCGCCATTTAGTTTGGTTTAGTTGTTAAATAAATCATCAAAAGCAGCCGCTACATCATCAGTTTTCTTCGATGAAGATTCTGTTGTAGTAGTTGGTGCAGATTCTACTGGTTTAGAAGCTGGAGTATTTTGTGATAAGGTAGCCTGAGATTCAGTTTCTTTCTCACCTTCTCCACTTGGGTTTAACCAACCTTCTAATACTGATTTTAATTCATCATAAGATAATTCAGAATATAAATCTGTAATTTCAGTTTGTGATTCTAAAAATTGAGTTACTTTATCAGTATCTTCACTCACTGGTGTAGTTGATGGTTTAACTCTAATAGTAGTAGTTGGATAAGTAGTACCAGCTTCTTCTGCTGATTTGTACTCGATTGTTAAATCTCTACCACTTGTTGGGTCGGTGATATCACCATAATCAGGGTCAGCAATATATCCAAGAATTTCTTGATATACAGTTTTACCAAATCCCCAAAATCTTACTCCTTCACCTTCTTCACCTCTAACAATAACGGGTACGAAAGTTCTCAACTTAGGCTCCATAGCCTTCGCAGCCTTCCAATCATCTTTATCACCCATTCTCTTTAGTTTATCTGCAAACTCTACAATAGGGTCTGGTCTACCAAATGATTGTGGTGAAAGATACGTTTTGTTATTAATGTTGTAGTGAAAGTACAATTCGATGAAAGGGTTATCTTTATCAAATTGATAAGGAACGATTCTTACTTGATGTTTACCTGGAGTAGGTTTCCAAAGTGCATCAGTTTTACGTTGTGTGTTTTGCAGTTTGTTCAGTCTGCTTCTGATTGCGTTAATGTCTAAAGCCATGATTTTTACCTTTTAGTTTTAATTAATTTATTTTTTAAGTTTAAAGTTTTGAGTGCCAAACTTATTAACACTCGGTGTATATATAAATATAAAGAAACCACAAAAAACACCGAATTTTCGTGATTACTTATTAACAATTATTTAGCCCATTTATCTCTTTGAACGATTTGTGAAATGATACCATAAACTGATAAATCTTCATAGGTATCTTGAATATTTTCACCAACCTCATCTGGTTGGCCTTTGACTACTAATTGTAGTAATCTTTGTATTTTATCATTCTTTCTAAACCACAATCCAGTCAATGCAACATTCTTATCTTCTGTTGTTTCCAAAGGTGAACCTACTGATATATTACCAGGTCCATAGTTCCTTTGTTTTTTACAAAAAGTTTCGTACATCTCATCGAGGATTTTTTTAAACTCTGCGGTGGTTTCAGGATATAACCTTTCACAGTATTCTTTTGCTGTTTCTTCCATATTTAAATTTTATTTATACAAATATACGAATTTATTTTTACAATTCCAAACAAATTCGTATTTTTTTTATTATTAAGCTTGAGATAGTTCCTCAATATCAATTTCTTTCATTAACAAATCATATGATAACTCGGTTGGGTTATGGAATATAACCTCGTGGTCAATATATTCAAACTTCTCCAAATCATTGGATTGTTTTTCTACTATCTTAGATAGTTTACCCTTCATATCATCAGTCCATATTGCTACATCTGATGATACTTCCATTGTGAACTTATGTCCACCTTTTGGTTTCCAATGAGTTGTTCCCTCATGAAATCCATAATTTTCGTAATACTGAGTATCAATTATAATTTTTGCCATAATTCAAATTTTAAATTTTAATAAAAAAACGCATTCCACATAATTGAAATGGGTAGTTTGTGAACACCTCTTCGTGTTTCAATATGTTTGTTTGATTCGTATCGTCCTCGTTCATCCATATAAGTACAATAACCTTTTTCAGGATAAACACCAATTAATTTTGAACAAAGGGTTGGAGCGAAATTATTAGAAAACTTCTGTCCAATAACTTCTTTTAATTCGTTTACTTGAGTTTCTGTAAAATACATATTTTAAGGTTTAAATAAATAATTTGTAATCTTTTTCGTAACTAATCGCTTCAATCTCATATGGATGAGTTACATAATCATATCCCATATTGTAATATCTTTTGAACCAAGATGGTGATTGTAAGTAGTGGATGTATTCGTGAATCAAAGTTTGAATAACCATTTTCTTACTTTTCATCTGTGGATAGTAAATACTAATTTCATTCATCATTGAACAATACTCAGCGTGACACTTATCTTCTTCACCTTCAGCACCTTCCTCACCACTATACTTTTCATAAATGTTTTTATGAAGTTCTACATAAGGAGTACATTCTTGGAATTTTGAGAACCCATAATGTTTCTCAATCTTTGGGAAGATTTCTTTAACTATTTTTTTAACTGTTGATTCTTTCATAACTCTCAATCTTACACTACTAATATACGAAAAATATTTGAGACTACCAAATTTTTTAACACTTTTTTTTAATCAACTTGATTATGTGCATAATATTTACTTGAATCTGTGATATTATAATTGTATAAAGTTCCACAATCATCATCATCCATGGTATTTTCGGTAATATTACACCAATCTGGTAGTATTTTTTTCAATCCGTCTAAATCTACTTTTTGCCAGTATCCAAATCTAAGTGTTATTCCTGTACACACAGAATACACTCTACCTTTAGTGAAGTAATCATCATTTCCGATTTGGAAATCATCAGAACCATACCACTTTTTAATTTGTTTAAATATTTTATATCCTATTCTCATGTCTTATATTTTAAATTCCACATTCCATTCTATGAACATACTCATGGTGGAGATATTCAGTATAAACTTGTAGGTTTAAGTAATCGCCTTGTTTACTATAATCCCCAATGTAACTAAAATCCAAACTATCGAAGTTAGAATCGTTACTAACTAACCAAGAATATTGTTTCTTGGTTAAATATGTTAAATCATTTAATTTTTTTACTAAATCTGCTACTGTCATATCTTATATATTTTATATTTTAAAATTGTCCATCATCTTCAAATGATACCAATTCTGGTTCAGAATACTTGTATGTTACTGATAAAGTTGGGTTAAATATTGTTTGATATCCACTTTGATTATAAACACTATTAGTAAAGTTACTAATAACTGTATCTATAAAATCTTTTAGAAGATAAGTTCCATCAGAAGAACCGAAGCCATCTCCCTCATCCCAATCATTAGTCCATTCTTCAGCTATCTGTACTGAAATATCAACCAATTCAGAGAATTGAATTTGTTCATCGTTAATCATTTGTTTGAAAGAATCGATACCAAGAGCCTTGGTTACGATAGTGGAAGGGTTTACTAAGTAATTCATTCGTTTAACTTTTAAGTGTTATTAATTATTTACATAGTAAATATACGAAAAAAAAACGAGAAATCCAAGCAAAAAGTGAATTATTTTTTGTTAAATTCTATTACCTCGAAGATTCTTGTAGAAATCTTTTTTGTTCCTTCTACATTGGTAACGATGATTGAGTTTTGGAATTTATCCCAATCGATAGAGAATTTTTTATCTAATACACCATTGTTTTCTTCTTTAACTAATTCGTTTAGTGCATTGATGGTATAAAGAGTATTAGATTGTTTCTTTCTATGAACTAATATAGTATCAGAAAGAGGTCTTTCTGGTCTAAATGTTGTATCTATATTATAGGTAACAAAAAGCTCTTCCAAATTACCCTTATTCTGTAAAACATAGATATAGTTATAAACTATATGATACGTTTCTCGAATTTGTTGCAAGGTATTCTGAAGTTCAACTTTAGTAGTAAAAGTACAAAGTAACTGTGTTTGCATAAATTTCCTATCTCAATTATAATTGGTCACCTATAAATATAATCGAATTTTACGAAAATGTTAAAATATTAACTAAATGTAATGTACCTCGAATTAGAGTTATGTATGGGGGTTCTAGCAAGTGTATTTCTTAGAATACTCTTCTTTTTCAGGAAAATCTCTACCCTCAGCAACGTTGGCACAATATAGTTTTTCTTTCATAGAAGGATGTAGATTCATTTCTAAATTAACTGCTGGTTCATAACCCAAACCTCTTTGTCTTGGTGCAACAGTTGAGAGAGGAATCTTTTCTCCACTTGCCTCTACTTCAAATACCAATTGATAATCACCCTTTTCATCTGGTCCATCTATTGTTAGATTTTCTTCTATTTCATCATAATTGGTTGTACCAAATATTCTTTCAAGAACTTTAGGGTCTGCATTAACACCTCCAAGAGACATCTTCTCTTCTCCTTCAAGTAATGATTTAAGTGGAAACTTTTCTCTTACTGTATTCATCATACCACTTTTGTATGGTTCGTTTACCATATTTTCAACAAATGCTTTATTAAAATCTTTTCCTATTTTTAGATGTTTTTCAAGTGCCTTTTCTGATTCTTCATCACCTAAAAATTTACCAGTTCTCATCATCATTGTAGAAAACTTATCTAAGTACATTGAAGTGGTTTTTTGTTTTTTAAATCCAGCTTCAATCATTTTATCTCTTAATTCATCTCGGTTGATTGGATGTGTTAATCCTTTTAAAACTTTAACAAATGCAGCAGTATATTTTTTATC